AGTTTAGAAGCGATCATAAGGCAGGACATACAGACGGTACTTGACCTGATTCTTGAGGAGGGTACACCGTTCTACTATGCGACTCTCGGAGATATTCTGGCGCGGGGAATCTTCGCCGCCCTCGGAGGAGCCCGTAAAGCGTTCGGAGTGGTCCCACTGGTCATAGGGAGAACTCCATGCGGGGAATACGCAACCTTGCGTTCTGACTGGCAACAGATGACCGGCGCGGAGAAAATGGAGGCGATGCAGTCAGAGTGTACTAACCTCCGTGAAACAGTAGCCTTTCAACCGTGGGAAGGATTCGTCGAACACTGGACCGACCGTTGCTCAGAATGGTCAAAACTGGGCCTCATAACGGCTGATATCCTCACATACGCAACCAACCACCTACCGGAGCCGGGCCGCGATACATCAGGGGAGTCAGTACCAGAACTCTCCGAACTACGTAGTATGAGTGACTACCTAGAATCCAGAGAGAGAGACAACGCGCCAGCGTAGTACCAGACATACAGCAAACAAACCATGCCCTGAGCCCACTACATTGGACTCAGGGCTTTCTTATGTAACAACCCCACTACATACCATGCAATATATACCCGACATGTAGTATTGGATATAGGACCGTCGCAAGCGCCCTACACAAGGGAGTACATATATATATAACTCTCTTCAGGTGAGCCGTATCGTACCCTCCCCGCTGATATCATGATTCCGGGGCCGTAGGATAGGGTAATCCAGTGATAGAGCCGTACAGGGACGCTCATAGCGCCGCGATACCTGCATAATCACCCTTACATAGCCAGCAATAGAAACACCGTGTTGAAGAGGGGGGAGGTAGAGTGCAAGGTTCGCATAAGATATATTATGTAAACCTGTACCGTATGGTACGCCACTTCTCTCTCACCTGTACCGTATGGTACGGCAGGGGGGTTGAAGAGGGGAGGGGGGTCAAGGGGTTCAGGGACAACGACTTACATGGGGTACCCCTCTTCTTAATACGTTCTATCTTCAGATTAAAATCAGGGTATCGGAAATGTAACGATGTAACGATATAGTACATGAGTTACGGAAATGCATCGAGATGAGGTTCTATAAGGGAACAGTGTTACGATAGTGTACTTCATGGAGGTTATCCCAGCGGGGGGGAAGAAACCTCTTGACGGGTGTCAGAGTAGACCATACCTTCTGAATTATGAGAAAGAGAGTCTGGGCATTACTGTGCAGGTGGGAGTTTCACCGGCTTGTGATCCTGACGCGGCCCTGCGGGGAGAACGCGAGGCGCTGGGATGGTGAGAATGTGTGTGAGTATTGTGGGCTCGTGTACCCGGGGAGTTCTGTGTGTACGTCCGACCTGCGGCTTTTCATGTATTACAAGCGTCGGAGATGGCCGTTCCGCTGGGTTCCCGACCGATATCCGAAACCGCTGAAGCGAGAGGAGGACACCATGCCAAATACCTAGTCACCACAGGAGGTAAGGCATGGCACAGACAGATCAGGGACGTTCCAGCACCGGCAAGAAGGGTAGCCGGAAGCATGGGCGGAACAAGCGTAAACCTGCCCAGAAACGGTATACCGCCGAGCAGAGGTGGATCGCGAACAAGGCACGTAAGAAAGCACGCCACCAGCGGCATCTGGAGAAGTGCCGCGAGAGGAGAAGTCATGAAAGAGCATAGACTCAAATCGTGGCCCGGCGAGTTCGAGGCACTCATACAGGGTGAGAAGAGTCACGAGTGGCGCAAGAACGACCGGGATTTCGCCTGCGGAGATACTCTCGTGCTGTGTGAGTGGGATAACGTGAAGGAGACGTTCACAGGCCGGGTGCAGACGGTGGTGGTGACTCACATCAATCACGGCCCAGCATTCGAGATACCGGAGGGCTTCTGCGTCATGTCCATCTGGCCCATCGAGGTAACGTGATGGTAGAGAAAGACATGGTGGTGCAGATAAACCCTGACCATGATGAGCGGTTCGGAGGCTGTTTCATGGTCGTCACCGAACCGAAGCCGTGGGGGGCTCAAGGGTATGTGCAGATTCCGGGTTCGAAGGGACTCGCCTATTACAGATGTCCGAGCGAGGCATTTGTGATAATCGGCCCCGCCGTCTGGGTGCAGGAGTGATGTACGGCGACCCGGAGTACATCGGCACCCCGCGTGTGCAATACGATTTCGAGGAACATGGCTGTGCCCAGTTCCTCCGTATCTGCCACTGTGGCCGTTTCGTGAAGGCAGGAGCGGCCCACCTGAAGATGGGTTGTCTGGAGGCATACATCCCGTCTATGACAGCCCATGCGGAGGGTGAATGTAAAATCCACGGTGTCATCCAGATGCCGTTTGAAGGGTGGTTCTGATGGATAATATCAGACAATTCAATGTCTCGGCCCTCAGAGTGGATATAGACACTGAATTTCCCTCCGAGCAAGCCGTTGAGATAGACAGCATCATCAGCAAGTGGCTCGGGATACTCCCCTCGTGGTTGAAGGAATTACGGATTACTCAGGCCGGGTCATCTGAAGGAGATACAGTCCTGACCGTGGTGGTGCGCTACAGGTATCGTCGAGCGGTAATCTATGTGCGTCCAGAATGGCACCAGTGGGGGGCGTGTGACCGCGAACGGTACATCATTCATGAACTCGTCCACATAGCCACAGATGAACTTGTATCGTTCTCTGAGAATACCCTCGGTAAGTTACTCAGCGATGACGACCCAGCCCACAAGGCGTTAATGGAAGTCCACGCCGAGAAGGTTGAGGCGATGACCGAAGACTTGAAATACGCATTTATGCGGATAGGGAGAAGTGATGCAGACGACAGATAGATTCGGTGAAGAGAAACTCATCCCCAAAGTGACCGCCGAGGAGATACAGGCCGCGTTCGATGACCCGGACATCCTCACCATCGCGATTCACAAGCCGGGAAGCCGTGTGACGACGAAGAGGGGTAAAATCTACATCGTCACCGAGGATGGCAAGTTCCGCGAGAGAACTGAACAGGAGAAATTCTCCGACGAGATGGAGAAGTTGCCCATTCCCGAAGCCCCAAACCCGTTCAGGGACCGGAGTGGCCCGCACGACAGAGGAAAACGGCGGCGCTGATGCCCATACCGAGGCATCTGGAGACCGAGGAAGACCGGAAACGGGAGGAACTGGCCCGCCAGAAGGTCGGTGCCTACCTCGGGGAAGAGTTTGAGGTGATGGAGTGCGGTCAGTTCTCCCACCACGATTGGGAAATCTGGCGAGAAGGTCAAATCGACTATCTGGGTGAATACAAATACCGCAACTGCATTTCGACCGAATTTGACGCCCCGGGAGGCATCATTTTCTCTCTTAAACGCTATTATCGCCTCAAAAACAGCGGAATCGCGCATAACTGCCCTGTGCTTGTGTTCTTCGAGTTCACCGATGGCATCTTTTCCATCACGCTGAGTAATATGGAGCCATCGAAGGGGCGCGTAATCAAACGCAATATCCAGCGGGAAGGCTCTACCAACGAAACAGAAGAGGTGCTGTTGATACCCTCATCAGCACTGACCAGAATCGAGGAGTAGTCATGAGCAGGGGTATTCTGATTCAGGTTCCAGAAGGGGTGAACGAGTTTGAGTTTCTATACAGGGAGAAACCAGACATGGTTGTATGCTCCGATTGCGGCCACAAGATGAAATGGCTATGGAACAAGCCTTTACCCCGAATATGTCCAAAATGTGGAGAAGGCGGATAATGGGAAGCACTGGAGACCCATTGGTTGACCACCGACCTGATTATCGGCGCGAAGACGATGATGATTACCTGCCCGACAGCGCGAAACTGTTCTTCTGGTGGTCTTTCGCGGTTGGCCTTGTTCTCTTCATTCTCTGGATAACGAGAGTGGTGCTGACATGACCCACATCTTATTGGACGACCTCGTGAAGGCTCTCGGCGGTTCCGAAGCGTGTAAAAAAGCGTGGAGAGAGTGGTGCATGGTTCACGGGGTAAATCCAGACAGGATTGTCGAAACTGGCTTTAAGTTGGGTATGGCTATAAGAGAAAAAAGGGAGAGGGAGATTTTAGTTTTACTCGGAGAACCGCGGAAAGAATGACTCCTCAGCGCGGATACGGAGACCTGTTCGCCATCTCTGCCGAGACAATCAAGGCTGGGACGATGATTCCCGAGCAAATGGCGAAGAAGAAGGCGTCTAGGAAGAAGAAATCGAAGAAAAGGTAACAGGACATGCTCGAGAACCTCAAAGACCTGCTGGAAGCACTACGCGCCTTCTCACGCATCCTCGTGACCGGCCCCCAGAGGTCAGGAACCACTATCGCGGCGAAGATAATCGCGAAGGAACTCAAATACCGCTTTCTTGATGAACTCGACATCAAATCAGATGGAAACCTGTGGCCTGAAGACGTGCAGAAGGCTCTCGCGAACCCCGATCCTTTCCTGAAACTCATCGGCCCAGCCGGAAAGGAATTGAAGGGGATCGTGGTGCAATCGGCTGGTATCTCGTACTGGGCTCACCGGCTGGCAGAGGAGAAGAACCTCGCGGTTGTGTTCTGTGTGCGTGACCTCGATGAGATTTACACTTCCCAGTTGAACTGGGGATGGTTAGGATGTAGTGATTATCGCACAACCGTCATCAAGTACCGCCAGATGCCCGAACTGGCCGACAAGATAGATGGAGATGCGAACCCGGCGAAGATGGCCTACATGGCATGGTTCGATTACCAGCAGTACCAGTTGGAAGGGATGGCCTTCGAGTTCTGGTATCGGTGGTTGAAGGATACACCGTATTGGGTGCCAACTGAGAAGCGCGTCATCGAACGCGGATGGGGCTTCAAAAGCACTGGAATGATGACATGAGAGAAGACTTCTGGTATGATGGCTACTCTGGTGGATTGAACCTGAATCACCGGCTTCCCACGCCGTTTCAGGCCGCGTGTGTCTGCAAGGAAGAGACATTCGAGGCCATCGTGGAGGATGCCGTCAAACGCCTGACAGGAGAAGCAGTCAGTGAAAGCCGATAACGGACGCATCAACGAACTCTGTGATGTAATCGACGCGGCCCTCAAGGCGAAAGCCTCGGAGGCGGCAAAGGAAGACGCCTCCGAGGCCATCGCGGAACTGAGACTGGTTACTTCCTGAATCGCGCTATCGCGTTCTGAAGTAACAGTCGATAATCCTGAGCGGCGCGGATATCGCCGTTCTTGCTCACCGACAGGTGGAAGCACCCGGTACAGAGGGTCCACCGGACGAAGTGGTGGAGTCCCCGCTTACGGCTCTGTGTATCGAGCCACTTCACTGTCCCGGCAGTCCCGAATCTCCTGCTACTGCACTTGAACCGCCGCATCCGGTCTTCCGCGGCCAGCAGGATTTCGAGACCTTCCTGATTTGAGCCCTTCGCTGGTGTCATGACTTTCTCCCGTTTATGTGTTGATGATACCTGTAATATAAGAATCGGGTTCTACGGAAAGACCTCACCATGAGGTTTTTATCATAAAAATACGACACAGACGCAACAACCACGCGGGATTCACTTTAACCTTGACATAGCATTCATGCGGTTTCATGGGGGTGTGTGCAGTATCCTCTGACGTGAAATACGATGGTTTTCTGACTCCGCTCTCTCTGGAGGCCAATCTGTCGTAAAGAGGTTCCTTCGTGATGCATAATGCGCCATTCCTCGCATTCTGCAATACTCACCTGTGTCTTTTTCAGGCTCGGATTAGTAGCCCTCATTGTTTCAGCGAGTTCACGGTCAGAGCGGTCTTCTACTATTTCGGCAGAGGTGCCGCTGAGGTGATTACCGACCTGATAGCACCGCTGACAGAATGGCAGGTTATGTGCCGTGGGATATGGACACCCGCGGGTCTGACATCTCACCCTGATACCTGCCTCATAATCCATTCGTAGGTGGGCTTGAGGCCGGTCATGAGAGTCGTCGGAGGCTCCCAGTCCAGAACGCCTCGACAGAGGCTATTGTCGCTGTTACGTCCCCTGACGCCCTCCGGTTTCGTGAGATCGTTGATGATGCCTACCGGCTTGTCTGCGATGAGGGATATCATATGAACGAGTTCGTTAATGGATATCATCTCATCGCGCCCGAGATTCATCGGGAGAACGAAATCAGATGCCATCAGCCGGTGAATCCCTTCAACGCAGTCGTCGATATACATGAACGAGCGCGTCTGCTTTCCGTCTCCCCAGACCTCAATAGTCCCTCCGGGTTTGGCCCGGGCAATCTTGCGGCAGAGGGCCGCTGGTGCCTTTTCCCTGCCTCCATCGTATTCTCCGAGAGGTCCGTAGACATTGTGAAATCGAGCGATACGGACACTGAGATGGTGATCGTTGAACAGATAACTCAGGAGTTCCTCTGCATAGAGTTTCTCAAGACCATATCCGGGTTCTGGCATCGCAGGCCATGCATCGCATTCCATCAATGGCCTGATATTCGGTCTGTCCTGTGCTGACTGGCAGTAGACGCAGGCCGAGGATGAGAAGAGAATCCTTGCTCCCACCTCTTTCGCATATTTGAAGATGTTGATGTTGATGAGGGAGTTGTTGATGGCGATATCAGCCAATTTCGAGGTGATGTAGCCGATCCCCCCCATATCAGCGGCCAGATGGTATATTTCATCTACCTTGCCCAGTTTATCGTATAACTCGGCTCCGTAGAGGTATGGCTGTCTCAGGTCATGCAGGATGAAGAAATCGGCGGCGGTATCCTCGAAGAGAGGTTCCTTGATGTCCACCCCGATGACGTAGCACTCCTCGATCTCTTTGAGATATTTGCAGAGATGATGACCTATGAACCCGCCTGCGCCTGTTACCAGTATCCGCTTCATAGTCCGAGTTCCTCTGCCCTTTTCGGTGTGATGAAGATGTAATTGTTCTCATCCTTGCTGATTTCTTCCACCCGCTCGACCCCACGTTCCAGTAATCCGTCGAAATATGTGTAGGCACCATACCCGATTTCTCCCAGAAGCCCCAGAATGGCGTTTGCGGGCCTCTCGCTGTCTGTGAGGTGCCTTTCCTCGATTTCGACCTGTACGATTGGCTGGAAGCGTCTCAGGGACTCGTACATCCCCTTCACCACATCATACTCGACCCCCTCAACGTCGATTTTGACGAAATGGATGGGTATTTCAGCAATCTCCAGATCGTCATACTTCTCGACCTCGACTGTCTCTCTACCTACCCACGTTTCATCGCTGGAGAATCGGGCTAGGCCATAGGGAAGACCATGCTCGTCTCTCCACCTGTGTCCGATGGGAGGAATCTCCATCTCGGCAGTGCTTTCATAATCGGAAAGAGCCGCGTTGATAGTGGTGACGTTCGTCAATTTGAGATTCTCGATGATTCTTGTGAGAACTTCATAGTTGGTGGGATATGGCTCGAATGATATAACCGAGCCTGTCGGGCCGACCTTGCTTGAGAACGGGACGGTGTAGTAGCCGTAGTGCGCTCCCACGTCGATGCACCTATTTCCCTCCTGTACGAACGCATTGATGAGCCGCATTTCTTTCTCGGGAGGAGGGATGTATCCATTTATCACCCTGACGATGTAGACGGATATCTCGGAGATGAAAGCATCTATATTGTCTATCGTGTGATCGAAGTTCCTGAAGTGGCTGAGGTCTACATTCATCGGTTTCTCCAGACCTCCTCAAGATGTGAGTCACCGAACGGTATGTCGCTGACTCCCAGAGCCACATATCCCGGCATATCATGGAACTCTTCGGGCAGGATGCGCCAGCAGTCGATGATGACCGCATCGGGGTCGAACCACTCGCGCTTCATCTTCTTCCAGACCTCATCCGGGGTTGCGATGACTACGAGTTTATATTCCTTGAGCCCGAAGCCGGTGAACACCTGAATCCCGATATCGCTATCGAGTTCATTCATCTGGAGTGCATCAGCATCAATATCAAGGATGCTCACCTGTACCCCAGCCTTACTGAATCGGTTCGCTATTTCGACGCCCTGTGATTCCTCGCAGACGGTTGTTCCCGGCTTGTAGGAGATGCCGCAGACCAGTGCGACAAGTGTTTCTTCGATGATGGGAATACGCTTCTGGGCTATACGGAGAACTTCTTCAGGGATATTCATATTCACCGCATCGGTGGCTGTGGCGATATCGCCGGGGACGCCCAGTTCATCAAACAGGAAGGCGAGAGCCTTGTTGTCCCGCGGCAGGCATGGCCCACCAAATCCCAGACCTCCTTTGAGGAACTTCCTGCCGATGCGTGAATCATCTCCGATGGCATTCGTGACGATATCCACGTTCCCCCCGGGGATACGTGAACAGGCCAGCGAGAGGGCGTTGGCGAATGATATCTTCGCCGTGATGAATGAATTGACAGCGATCTTGACCAGTTCAGCATTCTCCAGAGACATCGTGTGGATGCGTGGAATGCACTCCATGAACTCCGCATAGAACGATAGGAGAGTCCCGGCTGATTTCTCGTCGTATGAGCCGATGAGAAGCATATCAGCCCTTACAAGGTCTCTGATGACCGTTCCCAGAGCGACGAACTCGGGGGAATAGCAGAACCCGTAATGCACCCCCAGATTCTTGTCCGGGCACTCAGCGGCGAGAGTTGGTATGAGGGCATAGCGGCAGGAGCCCGGGAGGACCGTGGAGACCACCACGACGAGATGGTAGGTACTCTTGAGATTGATTGCCCGACCAATCTCTCCGAGGGCTTGCCTCAGATATGAGAGTGAGAACGCGCCATCTGCGTCACTGGGGGTCGGGACCACTATGAACGTGATGTCCGAACCCAGAACCGCCTCCTCCATAGAGGTGGTTGCAGTATAGCCTTGATTCCGGGCGAACTCCAGTTCCATATCGTACCCGGGCTCCTGAATGTGGGGAATCCCTTTGTTGATGAGTTCAACGGCATGGTCATTTACATCCATGCCGATGACCTTGTAACCCTTCTTTCCCGCCGCCGCGGCGAAGCAGGCACCTAGTTTACCGAGACCGATTACGCTGATATCCACCGCGTTTTCTCCTTCCGGGCCAGCGCCAGAGCGCCGGGCCTATGTACCAGTTGGGACTTTTGCAGTTGGGGCATCTTATCGGCCTATGAGGTACTCTTGCAGGCCATGAGAAATTGCACTTCAAACAGATACAATCCCCATTCGAAGTGCTGTGCTGATAATTCATGCTGATAATTTATATCGTGGGAGAAAGTGTGTCAAGAAAGAAGCGGCGGGTATGCTGAGACTATTTTGAAGAGGCTGTAAAAAGCGCCCCAAACTTTGATTATCTCGCTACCCGCCGCTAGGACTTGCTGTTTGCGATGATGACTGCTCTTTTCGCGCACTCCTCATCAGAGCCTCCCGCGGCCATACACCTGCGATAGATGGCATTCGCACGTCGAACCCATCCCTTCGCTTCCTCCTGCGAGAGACCCTTCTTGAATCGTGATACGTCAGACAGAGACCACGGCATCAGTCGTCCTCGTTCGCTCCTGCCCAGAAATCGTTATTGATGACCTCCAGCCGCTTCTCCCCCCTCTCCCATTCATCGGCATCCAGTTTCCCCTTCGCGACCAGAGCGCGACCTTTCTTGCTGAAGTCTCTCCCGGCCTGCCTCATCGTCTCCTTGATATCTGGAAGCACGTCATCATCGACGAATTTCCACATGATGTTGATACCGCGGTTGACGAGGAACTTCAGGACGCGCTTTGCGACCCACTTGAGAACCTTACTGGCCCCCAGTTTCTTCAGAAGTGTTATCAACCAAACAGGCATGTCCAGCCCCTTATGTGATGAGAGCGCGGAAGACCCCCCACGCTGTCCTGTGTACGATATCTCCGGTGAGAATCTCTTTTGCTGTCGCGTCGTTTGTGATGAAGAATGGTTCTACAAGCACCGCTGGCATATCGGTTTTCCTCACGAATCCATTCCGCTTCGGGTCGGTATGTGGCTTCGCTCCGCGGTCGTTGAGCCCGATCTCGGCAACCATGAACTCCTGTATCTTCTGTGCCCATGCTTTGCCGGAGATACTGGAAGGCCAGTAGAACGTCTCTGTGCCATCTACAGAGCGATCCTCGAAGCCGTTGTTATGAAGTTCGATTGCGAGGTCGATTTCATGTCCGACGTGGGAATCATTGATTGTCTGAACCCGCTGGGCGAGTGGAATATTGATGGGCACTTCGAGGATGCTGATGTCGTGATATTCATAGAGGAGCGCGAAGAGGATGCGATAGATGCGCTTGCAGGTCTTAAACTCACTCACCCCGATGGCCGCGTGTTCTGCCCCGGGATCATCGACAATCACTCCATCTTCCCATGCCTGCCCATGTCCGACGCTGAGGGCGATTCTCATCGGATGAACTTGCTGATCTTCGCGCTCATGGTCTTTGTCTCCAGAGTGTTCGCCGCGACAACCTTCGTCTGTGCATCTATTCCCTCGCGCAATCGAACATGCCCGTCACCGATTTCTGTGGTGAGTGCACCCACGGATTTATTGATTTTCTTCAATTCGGCCAATATCAACGGCGACATATTTATGCGCTTCAGGCCGGTATCTGGATCATCGCTATCAAGCCACTCATGGATATCATGAACTTCGGTCTTTAATAGAAGCATCGAGTTACCATTACCCGGATTCCCGGTTGGCACCCTAAATCCGTTGCCATTCTTCTTATTCTCAACAACCTTCAGAAGAGAGCGAACGACACCGAAGGTTTCCTTTATAAAATACATGAGGGCGACCCCGGCTATTCCGTATTCTCCTACTCCCCATTCCATTACATACGCCCCCAGATTCTTGCCCAATAAAGAGTTCCTTCAGGACATTCCGTCCAGAGCGTTCCCCACCCAGAACCCAAACTGCTTGTCAATGTAAATTCGAAGATTGTGCCCTGTGGACCTCCGAGCCCCGCAGTCACCTCCTGAAATGTTCCAAATGTTCCAAAAGGTTCAATAGCGAGAGTCCATTGACTTGTTCCACCTGCCGTTCTCAAAATCTTTGCAGAAATGTAATAAGTCCCCACATCTGGCAAGAGATATACGTTATGGTGATTGTAGTTTTTCCCACCATAACTCTCGTAATAAATAGTTCCACCCTGATGGTCCATAATCATATACATAGAACGATGTTTTGCCCACTCTGCATTCTCAGCGAGATACCGCGCCCAAAGGCTGTTTGCTTCGTCGCCAGAATCGGGGAGCATATCTGTGTAATGATATGTTCCCTGTCCACCCACCAGATTCTCACTCATGGATTACCACCATTTGTAAATAGTTCCATAGACGGTAGTATCGATGTTGAAGCACGTTCCCTCGGTCCCTATCGGCGTTGTTCCATCGGTAAGATTTGTTCCCCATCCGAACGTGCTGGTGCCGCTGACTGCTTGAGGCCAGAGAGTCGCGGTTGATGTTCCCGGCCCCGTCCCCCCATCCCAGTTCTCCTCCCAAAACCCAAATCCTTGACCATAGTATAGATCAGAAGCATTGAGTCCTTCCAGCACTACGCTTCTTTCTCCAAACCGTCGCACGGTTCTCGATATCTCATATACGGTTGTAGCGAGGCTTCCGGTTCTGTGAGTTACCCCCATGAAGCCTGAAACGGTGCCCGTGAGGCCATAGAGAGATGAATCAAATACCACCCTAGATGGACCCTCAGCATACCTACGCATAAATCTGATTACCTGCTGTCGAGCAAAGTTCCGATCATGTATCCAATAACTTTTCCAATCTTTGACTTTATTCAGATCATAGAATTGAGCCGCCGCCGCCGCATCAACTCGATCATATTTACCACTATAAGTAAAGCGGGGGTCCGGCTCATCTGGCTGGTAGCCATAACTAAGAGACACTTTCGTCCAAATGTCGTCAATGTCTTCGCTGTAAATTAAATCTGCCACCGCGGTTGCTTGGTGGAAATGGTCTACATCAGTTCCTACTGGTACTGATCGTGGATGATATGATTTCCAGACAAATCTATTTTCATTGTCGATGAAGGCATTCGCAAGGCAATCCTGAGATACTTCTTGAATGGCTCCAATGACAGCACCCCTGTCTTCTTCAATAATCTCACGATAAAATTCAGCGTGGCCGAGAGGGACAAGTGATTTTCGAGAATCAATCCACTTACCATAATCAATGTCAATGTTGGAGCCATTCTTTGCGTTATCCCAGTCGACATCGGTATTAGAACCAGTAAGCATATTCCAAATGATATCGGCTGGATTTCCAGAAAAGAAGAGAGGACGCCTCACATAAATAAAATAACCATCTCCAACATCGTTGAGCAAAAGAGCCGGAGATACTTCAATCGTTCCATTATTGGCAATTACGGTGCCTCCGCGTACCTGATATGAGGGATAATCAGCCAGCGTTGCTCCGGCTTCAGCATCAGAAAAATTACTCGGGCTGAATTTAAGAATATCACCGGGCATGAAAAAGTCATCTGGGACAACATCGAGGTCAACAAGTCTTCGCCAACCTTTCCAGCGGGCCGCTAAACTTGATCTTACTGCCGCGGCTTCACTGGTCCCCCAAATACCATAAGCGTTTCCATCAAACTCAGTCCAATCTCCACTGGCTTTGATGGTTCGTCCGATATATGGTTTAGCATAAGCATCATCGTAATAGATATTGGTGCCCTTGAGACCATTTACAGTTCCATACCACTCAGTTCCTCCGAGGGCCGAGCCCATATTATTATAGTCCCAGACGAACTTCGCCCACGACAGGTTCTTCAAGGCGTCCTGAATCAGGATGTTCAGATTGCCGTTGAGCCACGCGGCTTTCTGGATACGGCCCTGAAATTGTGTAACGGTATCAGAGGTCACGACAGTAGCCTCGACGAGGTGGGTTCCAGCGTTCAGCGGATAGTATACAGGAGCCATGCTTCATTGTACCTCAGTACATCGTTATGTAGCCAGTTCCAGACCCAAATGTCGTTGCCGCCCATGTTGCCTGATTTGGAATTGATGGAGCCAAAAACGAGCCAACAAGTCGATAAATATATGGCCCACTATCTCCATCGAACAAATCTTGCCATGATATATTTGCATTTGTTCCGGGTGGAGGCAAAGAAATGCCATTATATGAGATACTACTAATATTCCATGATGTATTTGCAGAGAAATCTCCGTAAGTTCCCAAACCCGGTAAATTCACATTCACGCTCACGTTATTCATCTTGAACGACCCTGCATTATCAAGATGTCGTCCGGTGTGAAACGAGAGGACCGATCCCACAACAAATACGGTCGCAAAACCCGGGCTTACGCCGCTGGTAGTGTCTCTCCAAAACCCACTGTAACTACTAGGAGGGTCTTTAATGTCTATGTTTCCATATCCATCTAATCCCGCATGTTGCCAATTTATTTGAGGAAATGGAAGGTCGTCTCTCTTGTAGGGGTCCATTGAGAATGAGATCAGCGCGTTCCATGTCACGCTCCACGGACTACTTAACCAATCCCCAGTAATCCATCCTGTATCTATATCCAATGCGATTAGAGTAAAGTTTGTGCCATTTCCTATACAGGTGCCAGATTTTCCTCCTGCAAAAACACTCCCAGTCAACCATTCAATAGTGCCAGCGGTTGTAGCCACGGCACATGGAAACACCTTCGTTCCTTCACCGAGGAGAGTCCACCCGGGGTCATCAGTTCCCTTATAATATGCCTGATAGATAAATGTTCCACCTATAGAATCAGCAATATCATCACTGGTTCCATAAGAAGGCTCAAAACTACCAGTTGGATAATAAGTTCCCTCACCCTCCGGTTCGGTGAAGGCATCTGTCGTGCCTTCAAATGTCACCCATACAGTGGGGTCTGGTCTCCCACCGACAGGAACGCTCCCCAACCCTTTTGGCATCCCGGCATAGAGTTTTGTCCCCAAATCTTGCTGGTAGGTTGTGCCGAAATGGGTCTCTTCGAAATACTGCCGACCTCGGATGGGATGATTGAGAATCTTCCCCATATCAATCCGGGGTAGTGAAGTATGCCCGAATACGAATGAAGATGGGGAAGGCTCTCAACCTCTTCTGCATCACCCACGTTCTGCCGAAGAACTTGAGTTTCACCCCTTCTTACTCGCAGTCTTCTTCGAGGCTACCTTCTTTTGGGCCGGTGGAGAGCCGCCAGCGGGGGTATCCGGCACTTTCTCGTCTTCCGGGGGTGTTTCCTCGTCTCCGGGGAGATTGGGCGTCTGAGGGCCGTTCTGGGCTCTCATCTTCGCCTCTTCGCCATCGGGGTCCATATCTGCGAGAAGATCGTTGAGTTCCAACCATCTACTGATTGCCCCGAGTTTATCCTCTCCGAGGCTCTTTACTTCTTCCTCGACGGCTTCGAGTTGGGCTTTCTTCTGGTTCCTTGCCGCGTCGAACTGTCTCGCCTGCTCGAACCATTTATCCCGACGCTTCCTGATATCTCCTAAATCTACGGCCCGTCCCATCTTTATGCCTCCGGTGTAGTGTGTTCAAACTCAGGGAACATGGCTATTACGGCTTCGTGTGCCGCTTTGAACTTCAATAGCCGTGCCTTGCGTTCCGTGAAACTCGTTTCTGTTTCATTGAGCATGGCAACAATGATAGCCTTTCTATCGGCATCATTCCATATCTCCATGAAACTTGCGAATCTCTCACCAAAATTGGTGCAGGCACCAGACCAACTGGTTTCCAGTATCACCATTCCTTCTACGACTGTCCTGTAATCCGCTTCTGCACTCATCCTACGTCCCTCCGATTTGCTCCACATTAAGTGTAATAGATTCTATCGTAATGGTCTTCTCGACTGCTCCTCCATCTGTTCTCCTGACCCATACCTCAATCGTATCGGCGGCGGCACAGTCAATTATTGCTGATGTAGCGCCGTGTCCCAATCTGTTCGCTACTGATGTTGTCCTATGAATCGAGGCATTAACAAGGGTTGTGTCATTATTGTTTTTTGCTACATGGAATTCATAGTTATTTGACGCCGCTGAACGTGACGATACGCTCAAAGTTACTCTGTACCTTCCCTCGACGCCTACAGTGATATGGTCACTTGCGTGAGCGGGTGTGACGTTGCCGTTGGTTTCTCCATCCGTGTCGAATCCCAATATCTGGTAGTCGGTGTCCTGTGCGGCAAGTGCTGTGCCGAACCCTGCTCCGTGGTAGTAAATCTCCCCGAATTGCAGACCCCCTCCACCTACGAAGTTTACGTCACCGTCTGCCTCGATCTGAGTGTAATCCGACAGCCCACCTACTTGCCAAGCATCAGGAGTGTACCCAACGTTGGCGGCTAACGCATAAACGTGGACGGTTCCCCCTATTAACAGTCCGGCTCCACTGCCGGTGGTGGGGAGAAGTAACTGTCCCGCTCTGCTCAAAGAGCCAATCTCCGTCGCAACAGCCCTGAAGTGTATAGCACCGTCTGCTACATCATCCCCCGCCGCAATTATGACAGCTCCCTCGGCCCCTGCATATTCGTTACCATAAAGACTTATATAGGCTCCACGAGTCCGAGCGGCAGTATCCGTAGAGGCCAGAGTCAGCGATTTTGTGTCTGAAGCATTTACAGAGTCGGTTCCCACAAAAGAGTCTGTAGCTTGAAAGGTTGCCTTTATTGCTATCGTTACAGCCGCACTTGCTCCCACATTACCAGAGGAATCAATTGTTAGTCCGTTGTGGGTTCCATCAAAACCAGAACCATAGTTTATTCGGAGAAGGCTATCAGAATAGTCTATCCCGACACGGCCCTCGCGCGGAGTACCATCACCATCAGTAACCAACTCAAGAATAGTATTAAAATGCCCCGTTGCTTCAAAACGGGCAAGTATCTGTCCTATACCATAGGATATGTGAATTTGTCTGTCTGCGTCAGGTGAAGCACCGACACCAAGGAAACCAATAACTGTGAATGAATCGGGTGTGTAGAGAACATTCGCCGAACTCTGCCATATCTGCGTAGTATCCCCAAAGAATACTCCACCTGCATCAGCGGCTCCACCAGCATAAAACTGCAACGCCCGTATCTGGTAGGCTCCGATATCCAGATGTGCAGTTGCTACGAGACCACCAACATTAGTGAGGCTATTGGAATCAAGGTCCAGATTCCCCGACATGGCTACTGAGCCATCAGCCTTTATGAAGTCTGTTGAGGTGAGCCCATCGAGGAGGTCGGCGTCTACGAGTGAGCCAGCGCCATAGCCCGGGAGGTGCTGGTAATCGTCGATGAGTTTGACGGCGGGGTTTCCGGCCCAGATGTCGATTTCCTTGTATCCGGCCCCGAGGTCGTGGTTGATGACACCTTCTTCGTTCGTGATACCTGAGCCGTAGAGGTCTACCTGTCCCCCGGCTTTCCAGAGCTCATACTCAGTAGAGCCCAGAGGGATATCTACGAGCGTTGAGCCTATTGTCCCGACATCCGAGAGGACGCCGTAGAGATTCATTGTGCCGCTCAATGTGTGAAACTCCCGTAGATTTCCATGTCACCATCAAAGATATCAAAGCTGATTTCACTCACGCTGAAGAGGCCCGTCCAGTCCTCCATCTGTTTCTCGATGACACCCCAGTCTGAAACTCTGGTTCCCCAGTTCGTTTCTTCCCACGTTGTTCCATCGGTAGAAGTCTCGATGACGATGTGGAGTTCAACACCGGCCCTCGAACCGATGGTTTCTTCCCATGTAGTGCCCATCAGACCTCTTCCAGACGCACATCAAATGTCCAGTATCCGTATGCGACCCCTCGCGGCTCGAAATTACCGACGTGTCTGACTATGTGTGTGGCTCCGCTGTCGTTTACATCGTCGATGAACAGAAAGTTATTATCGAAATTCAGGAGCGCGTCCCATGTCCCTTTCGAGGCGTCAGAGATTTCGACGAGATGGAGAATCCAGAATTGCTTCGTGTACTTCCTGTATGTCCACAGAGCGCCCTCATCGGCCCTGTAAAAGCGTTCTTCTATCATCCGGCCATATTCATAGGGATAGTCGGGCATATCGGCCAGAGGGACCGTCCACGTCGTTGTACCGCCATAATCTGCCGCATTGTCGAACTTGAACTGGAGGTCGCTCATCCCACTCTCCCCCGCGAGTTCTCTCTATTCGCTGAATCCACCTGTTTCTTGAACGAGTTCCAGTCATAGACAGGGCCGTAGAAGTTGTATGTCGCCCCTCCTCCGGCGATTGACGGAGATACTCCACTGGGAGCAACACCTCCTCCCAACGCCGCGGCGGTCTTGAGCCCAGAGATTGCTATAGATGCCCCTCCTGTGGGAGCGAACCCGGCTATCTGCAACAGCATCATGAGAATCTTCGATGCCGCCAGCCTCGCGAGTTCGCTTATGATGGCATCTACAATGCCTACAAAGAAGTTCTTGATGGCATCCCCGAGATTCTTCGAACTCTTGAGGATAGCAATAGTCATGCGCTGGAAGCCGGTGGTGAATGCACTTGCCATCCGGTTCACTGAAGATTTCCAGAAATCGTAGTCGAGATATTCCCGCATGGATGTGTACCACCCCTCAAGGGCGCTTCTGAGCGTCATCATCTCGCTTTCTGCTTCAACCCCGAGCGGAGTGGGTTGTTTCATCCTCAACCATGTGAGGAACTCACTCTTTGTTTTCGCTAATTCTACCCGGAAGCCTTCAAATCCATCTGCCGCCGCGTTCGCGAACTCCTGCAACATATCCAGAAGCCTCACAACCATTGAACCCTCTTCTACCTGTCGAGCATATTCATCGGCCACGCGCCCGAAAGCATCTGCTTGAGCCTTTGTGCCCCAGTTCAGGGCTATGAGTTGCCCTACCCGGGCCAGAAGGCTATCCATAGCCGCGAGTCCTGCTCCTGAGAAGATGTCCATTACTGCCGCCGCGGCGAACGCCATCGCGAGGAGACGCTTATTGAGTATCAACAGAACACCCGCAAAGACTATGAATGCGCCATTCTGTCCTACCAGAATTGATACATCATCGGCCCATTCTCGGAAGGCTCTGATGACATTTTTCACGCCTTCCCACATGATGCGGAACATGGTATCCATCGAGAGGGCGAAATCAACAATTCCCGCGGCCCAGTTCTTGAGTTCCTTCTGGTGGTCATTGAAAATGGTCTGCAACCACGCAAACAACTGGGATACGCGCCATTTGACATAGTTGAAGACATCTTCACCCAGAGACCGCTGGATGAAGGTAACTGCCTCACGGACGTTTGACATGATACCCTGAAGGGTATCGGCCATTATGATACGCATATTGCCGAATCTGTTGATGATGATGCTTGCCAGAGCATCGGCGCGGTTCCCCGCCTCCCCCATCGCGATGTTGAACTGACGCATTGAGAAACCACGGGACGCAAGCAATCGGGCGATCTGTTTCGACCCTGCATGGACCTTACCGAACGCCTTCGCCATATCGTTGAGTTCCATGTTCATACCCGCCGCCCAGTCGAGGATGGTGGGCAGGTATTCCTGCACTTCGAGATTGAACGCTTTCAGGGTGATGGTGGCCTGCATGATGTCTTCGAGTTCAAACGGTGTGGCGAGAGACTCGACCATCAGGAATCGCATGTCGGAAGCGGCCTGTTCGGCACTGGAAGAGAGCCGTCTCAACTGTGCTTCGATGAGTTCGAACTGCATGGGTACTTCTACGAGCCCTCCGATGGCATGACGCAGGAGTTGTATGGTCTTGTAGAAAGCCGCGAACGCGACAGTCGCACCGATAACTCTACGGGCCTGTCTGGTGAATGAGTTCAGAGATTTGTAGGACGAAGTCTGCTCACGGTTGATGCCACGCCACGCGCCGATGACCTTCTCTTCGCCCTGAGCATCGAACTTATATATTACTCTCTCGATTTCCTGAGCCATGCGCCTGTGCCTCGCTGAGGGTGGCGACTACATCGTACCACAACGCAGTCTGACCTCCATATCCTCTGTCGGGGTACGGGAACATCATCGACATCCCTCCGGCGCAGTATGAGTACATCTGTATCGCCATGAGGATGTCAACGCGGCGGCAGTAAATGCTTTTCGGACAGATGCCGGTAAAATGAGCCGCTTCCATCCACGCACTTTTTCTTGCCGCCTTCTTCTCCTGTACTTCCGACAGGATTTCAATGAATCGGTCAGAGGAGGTTACTGTCTCCTCAACCTTGCCACCCTTTCCTGCGAGGCGAGTTACCGGGATACCTGCCGACCAGTCTCTTTTCAGCAGGCATGTTCGGCCTCTCACCCGGTCTCTCTTGTTCAAGCGGATGCAGGCTCCGCAATCGTATGCCTCTGCCCTCTCCGGGTCTGCTATGAAGACGGAGGCGATTCTAAAGCCGTCTCCTCCTCTCTGGACATGAACGAGCGGACCATCAGAGCCATCCGCAGTTCCATCTCTGCCATGATATCCAGAACATTGTAGACCTGTTCGATCCTGTCACGTTCATCCATCAGGGGATAGTGCTTCTCCTCACCCTTCTCGCTGACCGTGATGTTCTCGATTTTGAGGATTTTGGGGCCGAGATTGGGGATTGCTTTCTGAAGTTCCTTCATCAGCCCTGATGTCATCAACCCTGCCGCCGCGTCATCGTCTATCTTACCACCTGATTTGACCTGTTCCAGCATGGAATCCATAGCGGGGCCGATGAATACACCATCGCGCTCGGATTTCGTCAGGACGTGCAGATGGAAGGTCGGCGGATCGTCTCCCATTGACTCCGGGGTGACTGGAAAAGTCCCTTCCGGGTCCAGTACGAGAGGCTTCATGCGCTACTCCTTCTTGTCAGTCCCACCCTTATCCGCTTTCTCGGCGGATTTCTTTTTCGCCCGTGCGGCTTTCTTCTTCGCCTCTTCGCGGGCCTCCATATCCATCTTAGGCATCGCTACCCCCCTCAATCAGGGTCGTAGGTGCCCTCACCGAACGGGAATGTCCAGACCTTCGTTGCGAAGACTGTGCATACCCGGACGAATGAGGCAGGCGTTCCGCTATTCGGGAATGCCCGGAACGGCTGGGTGAACATTACCGCGCTGTCTCCACCGGCTCCCTGTGCGTCTGCCGGGAGAAGGTGACAGTGAGGCTGGTCGATTTCCAGCCAGTTCAGGGCACCTTCGTACCAGCGTGTCTTGATGGCGACCGAACCCTTGTTCACCATGTCATCCAGCACGTCGGTACGGTCGAACTCCCACTGGAGTTCCCCTGTGTGGCTGGGACGCCCGCTGAACGGGAATCTCACCCGGTTCTTCGTCCCGAGCCGTCTGCGGCCTTCCTGACCGTTCTCGAAGGTGTAGGTGATTTCCTGTACTTCGAGTGTAGTTCCTGTACCACCTCTGCTGTATTGGACGGTCCCCTGCCAGTCGGTGAACATCGAGAGGGCGCTGAATGACCCCAGAGAGCCACCGATAGCGTTCTCCTCGGGGAAGTATGCCGCACCGAAAGCCGCACTGGGATCGCCGCTCTTGCCCTCCATGCGGGGAGTGACCATCAGGTCTTCACCGAGCCGTTGAGAGAACTCAAGTTCCGTCACCACGGCATTCTCGATTTTCAGGCCATTCTGGACAAACTGACCTGTTTCGAGATCCTGACCGTATATTCTCTCCACATTGATTGAGAAGATATCAGCCGTGGTTGCGACCACTCCGTCACCGGATGACCCCCAGACGGTTCCTGCCCAGTCGGGGGCTTCCGCGATGGGGATGAACGTGAATGTACCTGTTCCGAAACCCAGATGGACCGTTCCCACTGCTTCGTATCTCACGCACTGAAAATGTGCCATCAGGAAACCGAGGATGTCGTTCGACCTCGGTACGAAGCCCAGACCGCCTCCGGGCTCTGCTTCATCCACGGTGAATGCATCGGAGTCTATGAAGCGTCCCCGGCGCATCCTGTCTTCACGTTCCCGGGTCTGCTGGTTGTATGCGAGTTCGTCGCTGGTGACTTCGAGGAGCATTCCTCTACCCTGCCCCAGCGCAGAACCGAACCCGTTCGGGTTCTCGGATACGCGAAATAGAAGTTCCCAGCCGTTCATGGTTTCTCCTTATCCTGTCAGCCGTCCCCGGAATATCGTCCGGGCGACAACCACATCTGCTTGTGAATCATCGAACTCGAAACCGTCAACCGACACGCCCGGGAAGGGATCGAGAAGAGTTCCGAGACGGTTGTGAAGCAATACTGTCTCTACATCCGCCGCGAACTCGTAAATCCCCTTGTCTGTTCCGCTCCCCCTGAGTCTAGTCATCAGGGAGCCGCCCTTCTTCCGCAGTAGCCGAAGTTCCACTTCGAACAACTGTCTCCTGAGTCTACCCATTATCGGCTCTGGTTCAACGCCCGGATTCAGCATCATGATGCCATACCCCGAAGTTTGCTTGCTGAACCCGGCATTCAGCGTTGTTTCATCATCCGAGAGCCATACCGTACCCTGTGAACCGAGGTGTGAAATGCTTCCCAGAAGATGACTCCCCAGAGCGTCTGTAACCTGCTCAAGATTGATTGCCATTATACTGCCCTCATCGCCGTGCGCCTAGTACATGCCATTTTACCCACTGTGTATAGCGGAGAATCTGCTCACGACTCAATGAGAATGGGTTGCGAACTGGTACGGGACGCCTGAGTTTCGTGCTGGCCCCCCCATACATATCCCGAGCCACTTTCTTGCGGTCGAGATAGGTGTTCGGTTTGACTGTGACTCCTCTCCTGCCCCTGAGATAATATCGCCACGAAGACTTCATCCGCCCCGTTTCCCAGAGAGGAGACGACCGGGAGATGCCTCGCCATTCACGCAAAGCGATGGTCATTTCAGACAGTGGTGCCAGTTCCCTTCCTTCGAAATCGACGCCGGATGCTATACGATGCTGGATTGTCTCAACGTGATCTTCACCGATAGCCGTGAAGACAGGGGCCATATTGTCGAGTCTCTTGATCTTCCCCTTGATCTTCCGCGAGAGTGGAAGTTGGTGGGGAGTTCGCACGACTCTGACTCTCACCCTCGTACTCCCTCTCTCACCTTCACGATGCCCGGGTCTCCATAGGCAGTTACCCATGCAGGGACGGTCTCGAAGTCCCAGTAATCACCATCCGCGAAGGCGGTTCCGTCCCACCCCTCGAACCGGACATTGACCCCGTAGCCTATGCCTATCCAGCCGGTGCCCGTCTTCACACCTGTCTCCATCCACGAAGCACCCTTGTCGATGGAATATTTGAATGTTGAGATACCTGTGCTTCCATCGGATTCTATCTCAACTCGCCAGTTCATACGCCTGTCGCCCCAGAACGGCCCGGCAAAGCCTTCCCAGTTGTTGAAGAATGTGCCGGTTGAATCTGTGCCCGTACCAGCGGCAGGCATCCCTATACCTACCTCACCGAGGGCTGTGAATGACTCAAAGACCACCTTTCCGGTACGGATTTCATCGAGATATTCATTCCCCATATCCTCGAATCGTGAAATCCACTCGGGAACACCTTCGTTGAACTCCGCGGCATGGACAGCCCTGAGACGCCTGAAGACGGTCCACGAAGCATTGGCATCTACGATTGTCTGGGGATAGGTAGAACCTTCAAGGGGTAGAGGGACGCTTTTAACCATCGAGAATCCCTCGAAGCGATCATTCATGCGCCTGAACTCGGCATTGATATCGGCTTCAGCGTCGGATGTGCCCTGTGTTCCAGTGCCGTAGTAGTTCTCAATGAAGCCGGTAAGGAGGGTATCGCAATCCGAGGGGACGCAGTATCCGTAGGTGCCGGGCGTTCCGGGCATTTTGGCTCACCTCACGCTGGAGTGTCTACTTCTGATTCCAACTCCATAAATAGCCGCCCGTTCATCCATTTGTCAGCAAACTTTCGCTGGTCGTCCATAAGAATCTTCGTAACCTTGTCCGACCGCTTTGTGTTTGCCGCTCTGGATACGCCCTCTTGTTCGTCGTGGAAGACCTTACTGGCAGGCCAGTGAAGAACCTTCCAGCCCCGGCTCCGCATGGTGAAACAGTAATCGGAATCGGAGCAGATGAGAAAGTACCGCTCATCGAGCAGGCCCACTTCATGTACCATCTCTGCCCTGAGCAGGACGCTCCCAAAGGTCGCCCACCTCTCGTATGTCGGTTCCTGTAACTGGCCGAGATTCACGCTTCCCGACTTGTGGATGCCGGGTATGACCTGCTTCGAGCCCCCCCAGACGATGATGTCCTGATTCTTCATGTCGAGGAGTTGACTCGCCACAACTCCCACCTTCGGGTATTTCTTCATCGCCCGGAGGAGTTCGGCCAGTGTTTTCTTCTGCACAATCGTATCATTATTCAGCAACCAATAAAAGGCCATACCGGGATTTTCTCTGATTCCTCTGTTCACCGCCTTCGTATATCCCACATTGTTCTTATTGTTGTCGATGACCACCACCTTTACCCGGTCCATCCCATCGACACCTTTGAGGCTGGCCTTGCACTGCCGCAGGTCGGAATCGTCGCCATAATGGGGGATAATCAGTACGATGTCCTTCATGCCTTCGGTTCCTCTCGCTTTGGAAATACGACCTTTTCGGCGTTCTCGATGAATGGAAGCAGGTCTATCAGAAGGCACCCGTCTTCTATGTAGCGTTGGGCATTGTTATACCTGTTCCTGATATATCTGCGAATTGTTTCAGCAACTTCATCTTCCAGCCACGGTGTCATGACGATTCGGTTGATTATCACTATCTTCATGCCCGGTTCGACTCCGACTGCATACGTCTGAGGATGAAGCACCGAGTCTTCGATGAAAATTGTGAGTGTGGGAAGAGTGTCAACTGTTATACGAACCTCCTGCTCGATATTCTCCGCTTCAAAGTCAGAAGTTTCGCATGTTCCCTCTATCATCTGAATCGTGGGGCTGTTGAAGTATTCAGCATCATAGATGCTTCCGTGGAGGGCCATGCCGACTATTCTCAGGGATGGCATCAGAACTCCTTTGCCCGCTTGCTCAGTAGGGCTGACTGTTCCAGCATGACTTTCTCTCTCTCCGGTTCCCAACTTCCCGTGGGTCTTTTGGTGTGTTCCCGATAGACGTAGTACGGAAGGGGGAGATGATAGAAAGTGGCTCCTCCCATAGCGCAACGTAAGAGCCATTCGTAGTCATGCACCTGAAAATCTGGGTCGAACATACCGAATCGCTCATGAAGGTCTCTCCTGTACCAGATGCTCACGCCCAGTTCGTAGGAATCGAAGCAGAAATGGAATTTGTAATCAGGGACTACTCTCTGTCCCAGAAACTTCCCGTCGTCGTCGATGTAGAGCATGTCCGAGTAGATGATATCATAGGTGTCGAGCATGTTCAGGATGGCCGGGAAGTATTGCATGGCATTCAAAGCATTGTCGGCAGGCACCCAGACGATGACTTCACCTTCAGTGTTCTCAACACCGTAGTTCAACTGTGCCGGTATTGCCCCGGGGCCGTGGATCGCTGGCCCGACATGGAGATCAACCCACGGATATGCAGAGATATCGGGTGGTTTGTCGCTCCCAAAGTCTGTTACCAGCACCTCCATCCAATCTCCTGTTCTTTCCAGACAGAAGTCGAGATACTCATGCTGGTTGAAGAATGGGACGAGGACCGTGAGGACTTTACTCATTCCGGTGGACCGTAGTCGCCGCTGAGGAAGTCATAGAAGCCGTCTCTATACCTCGGTAACGACGTGGTGGAGGATTTGGTTTTGCTGGGCGTAGGGACAGGCACCCTCGACCCACCGAGGACAATCCTGAAGGGGAATCGTATTGTGGGTCGGCCACCTTTCTTTGAATCGCATGTATCCCAGATTTCCCAGAGCCCGAGTGTCCATCGTTGCGGGACAAGGCCAAATATCTCCGCGTGGGTCAATGCAGGGATGGAACCACTGATATCGGCAAGTTGTGAAGTCCGGGTCCGAAACAGGGTAATCCGGCGCTCCAATTCGATAGGAGTCGAAGTTGCCGTGTCGAGCAGAGAACGCCACAATGGTCTTCCCATCCGCTTTTTCCGCAGTAAACCGCCCCACCAGTCGGCATGTAGCACCCGTATGTTCCCACGGATAATTCCAGCGCCGTCTTCGGTCAGTGACAGGTTCACCACCCACGACCTCATGCCAACCTTCAATAGTATCCGCAGGGATGAGAACCTCCGCGTAATCCCACACGCCATGTGAGAAATCCAGTTCCGTAGCGAACGAAACCACTCCAACGCGGAGGCTCGTATTCCGCGCATACTCAACAGCCACTTCGAGGTGCTTGTAGTTTTGCGGGTCATGTTCATAATCTCCCGGCCCATCGAAGATGACCTGTTCACCATTTCTTATTTTGAAGTCAGACATGAGCGCCCGCAAGCCATCTTCTCCGGTCCACGGCAGAATAAGTTCTCGACTGCGGGCTTCATCATACCCCAGAAGGTGGACATGGAGGGTCTGGGGATGGCATTTCTCCGTTTCCCTGATGTTGATGAACCGCTGAAAGTCGCGATAGATTACCTGTGGCCTATCCATTGAGAATCTCCTTTGCGGCCTCGACAATCGTTTCCGGTTTGATTGCCTTCACACAGTCGGGGTTCATGCCCGCTATGCCCTCCATACGCTGTCTAGCGGCGTTATATTCGTGATTGAGACCCTCTACATGGGTTTCCATCTCGTGAGCCGCCTGTGGGGGTTTAAGACCTTGCTGTTCGAGAGCGAACATCTTCTTCTCGCGGTCGGAAAGAGTGTCTTCGGCACGAATCTGGTTCAGAGGGCAGAATTTCCCGAGATTGAAACAGGGATGACATTGAACATCGCCCACCAGAGATGTAGTAAGGGGATAATATTTCATCCGTGTCCACGGAGGGACGGTTGTGTAGAGCGTGATGCACTTCGTTCCCACAGCGGGTGCGTAATGACTCAAAGCACTGTCGGCGCAGATGAGCAGGTCCATCCATTTCATCATCGAGACGGTGTGGCGCATCGCATTGGGGTGCTGATCCTGTTTCTTCGGGTCGGGGCCCGGTTCAGGAAGTGTCAGCACCTCAAATCCTGCCTTGTTTCCCATTACCCACTCATTCCCTACCCAGTGCAGGATGGTTGCTGTCGGGTATTCCTCAATCATGAGGCGGGCCACATCCTCATGCCTCATATATGTTCTGCTCTGGCTGGAAGCGAACCCGTGGATGCCGATGATTGGCTTCGATGCTTTCCGCAGGAGACGGCTGACCCAGTTCTTCTCGGGAGTTTCTTCGCGGTAGACGGGAATCTTGTCCTCGTCTGGAATAGTTGTCGGGTCGATACCTGCCCAGCCGAATGAAAGGTCTACCCAGTTCTGGAAATTTGAGTTCTGTGAACGTAACCAGTGACCCATGAAGTCGGCTCTGCCGTGATAATCAGGATGGGCGTTGAGTTCAATGGAGTATTTGTAGTCGAGTGGAACGAACTCCGGTGCTTTCTCACCCATCGTGATATTGAATTCATCCTTTACCGCCTCGATGGATGTATAGCCCCACTTCCATTTGATGCAGTCCTGAAAGCCTCTGAACCGTGTGGCTCCGTGTACCTCTGCGAAACATTCAGGTAGATTATCGAACAGTTTCACCTGATTGAGGGGCACGGTGATATGTACTTCATGTCCTCTGCGGGTGAGTTCCCGGGCTACGGGGGTGAGGATTGACCCATCACCGATGCCACCGAAACGAGAGAGTAATATCTTCATGGGCGCTTCCCTACTGGCCGTGGTTTCAGGTCCACTTCATGCGGTTTCGCGCCTGATACTTTGCCAGCAAGGGAAGCCTGTTGCAGTGCTTTCTCCACCTCTTCGAGGAACTTCTTTTCTTCAGCGAGAGCCTTCGGGTCTACAACTGTCGCCCGATCCTCGTGAGATTTGCGTACCTCTTCCATCGTTCTTGCGTGGATGAAGCGACCCTTCTCGACATAACAGACGCGAGAGGATGCGATGGCCGGTAGCGTGTGGGCCTGTGCGGGCCATCTGACATTCGGTGTGCCGTCTGGCAGAAGACGCCGCCAGAGACGCGGATGTGGGTCTGGGCCGAGGATGTGACTGATGTCTACATCGTCGATGGTGTTCTCGAACAGGAACCAGTACAGGTCGATGTTCGGGTCTTTCACCATCTCGCGGATGTTGGCATTCAGGTCTGCATCGAGGGTCTCATCCGGGTCCATCGCGAGTATCCAGTCCTGCGTTGCAAGGGAATAGCAGTAGTCCCTGTCGGGGTCTGCATATCCCTTCGGAGTTGAAGAGACCACTCGTGCGCCGTGTTTCTCCAGCACTTTGACGGTCCTGTCCGTCGATTGCTGATCTACTACGACGATTTCATCCACGAGGGGTGCAACGCGAGGTAGGAGGTCGGTCAGCCGGTCTTCAGCGTTCCTGACCACCATGCAGAGGGTGATACCCTGATTATCCATCCAGCCCAGCCCTTGTGTTAAGAAAACCCCCCCACCGGAGCAGAGGGGTTCTCGGTTATGCTGTTGTCATCAGGAAGGCTTCGGTCCCAATCAACAGGGTTCCGGTTCCTCCTGCTTCGGTGATAGTGACCGCCTTCGCACCTACGGTGAAAGCGGCACCTGTCGTCAGGGCACCAACGGTTGTTACGGCACCCCCGAAGGTCAGAGCGTTCCCGCCGTCCTTGAGGACACCTGTGAAGTCCCAGATGCCGGTCAGGTTGTAGGTTCCGGCGAGTGTACCCGGTATTGCCTGACCCTCAATTTCATCCTGCAAATCGGCCCAGTCGCGTCCCATCAGGACACCTCCTTACGGGCGGTTGAGAGGGGCACTCGATGCCCCCTCAACCAGAATCAGGTTAAACCGAGACGTAATGGCTGTAAACCCGGATGCCATACGTTCCGGTGTCGATGAGAGCCTCTGCCGTGCCCATGATGGCGAGGTACGCCCACGCCTGCACCCGACCGAAGTCGGTCTGGTAGTTCGGCTCGTATCGAATCTCCATCGGCATTCCTGCGGCCTGTACCCCGCAGTTCTGCCCGAATGCCTCGCTGAGGCCGTTGGTCATGTTCTCTTCGGTCTCGACGAACACGAACCCGCCGTAGACCCCGATGATCTGTTGCTTGATGCCCATGCCGTCGTTGTTGTAATACTCGAAGTTCTTCCGGCCCACGTCCTCCTTCAGGCCACGCATGGTCTTCGCGTTGGAGAGCCAACGGTAATAGCCATCGGGGAACTTCGGTGTCTTCGCGGCACGGAGGACATCGTACACGCGGTCAATCGTGGCACCGTCGAGCAACTTCGTTCCCAGCAACGTCCCGGCACCTACTCCACCACCTTGACCGGAACCCTGCGTGAACGATCCAGCCGCCACCTGCGACATGTACCACTGGCCGCTGGTGAAGACCAGAGAGCAGAAGTAGTCCCATGTATTCGCCCAGTTGTCCGCGAGCGTCATGAGCAACTGCTGTTGGTTCGCGATGTTGCTGTAGTAATCGACGGTGTGTTCGAGCGCCAGCCCTCGACCGATTTCATCGAGAGTGACGGTGAACGAGGTGATGTCCTGAGAACCCATCGGAACCGTAGTTCCTGCCGGAATGGCCGATCCGTAGGTACTGAGCCACTCGTAGATGGGTACACGGATGGTGTCTCCCTTTTTCTTCCCGAGTTCCTCGCGGAAGGGAAGATACTGAGCCCAGACGTAGCGGTCCTTTGCATACCGCATTACCGCTGGAGCCCACTGCGTCAGGGAAAGAGAGGAACCCTTGACCATCGCGGCACTGAGGCCGAAAAGGTCGCCATATCCTGTTACGGGCATTGTCGCTCCCTATCGTTTGCCGAGGCTACTCCTCAGCCTTCTTCTGCAACTGAGGATTGATGAGGTCTGGACCCATCATACCGGCCCAACTGACCGCCTCGGTGGGTTGCGTTTGCACCCCCAGTCTTCCGATTCCCCGGTTGAAGGGAGTACCTTCAGGTCCGGGGGTGGAGCCGGGGATGACCACCGTTGACTCACCGCCCTCAACGCCCGTACTTGCTACCCCGAGTCTCGTCAGCGCCTCCTGCTGATTCGTAAACGCGGGTTTGACGACCTTTTCACCGAGCAACGTGCCGAACTCCGTATCGGATTGCTCGATTGCCTTCGCCATTTCAGCCACAACCTCGTCTGTCAGGCAGGGCTTCAGGAAGGCATCTTCGATGACAATACCTTCAGCCGCGGCATCTGTCAACATCTCTGCGATGCGAGTTCTGGTTTTCTGGTGAAGAGTGTCAGTCGCGAACTGATCTGACTTCTTTTTCGACTCCTCGTCCATGTTCTTGATAGTGGTCTGGAGTTCCTCGATGGAAGCCTTGAGGCCCACGACATCAGCGGACGGCTCTGGTGCGCCATCCTTTTTCTTCTTCAGCGCCTCCTCGAACAACTCCATGTTGTCCTTGTTCTCCGAGAGCCACTTCAGCACGTCAGACCCACCGGCCTTGTCCAGTTCACCGCGGAGTTTCACGAGGTCTCGGCCAGCCTCCTTGAGTTTGATGTAATCCTCGCCCTCTTTGTCCATGAGAGCGAATCCACCGAGCATCTCTGTGACTATCGCCTTCGCGTCTTCGATGGTGAGGCTTTTACCTTCAGCCAGTTTTTCCCGCCAGCGTTCACCTGCCATTGTTTACCACCCTTATGTTACGAGCCCTATGACGCCCTTCCGGGGTTTCTTCGAGGTCAAATTCCACGTCTTTCTCGAACACCTGCTCAGAACCAATGTAACGTCCCTCGGTCCTGAGTACATCGGAATGGTGAAAGAAGATGGTTCCGATATGCCCATCGGGGGCGTTCTCTTCGCGGATAAACCCGAAGCCCTTCTCTTCGAAAAACGAAACGACCAGTCCTGTCACGTCTACTTACTCACTCCCGGTTTCGTCTGCTGTGACCCACGTTCCTCCGGTGAAAGCGGGTTGTCCTTGAGTCCCGGCTGAGAGCCGCGGAGGAACTCGATGGTCTTTTTCAGTTCCTCGACCTTCGCGTTGATTTCCTCTTCCGTCGCGAGATCGGGGTAGTTCTCTTTGACGTAATCTTCCAGTGATTCCTGCCCGCTGACCAGTTCAATCTGTTCGGTCTGTGCCTGAGACAGATCAGTCGGGGTGATGAAGTCGGGGAATTTTATCTCGGCCCTGTATGATTCAAACGCCTCCATCGTGTGAACTTCACGCATGATGAGTGACGAACGAATGAGCCACTTCTCGGCCTCTATGAACCGCCGCTTTCTGCGGTTCGTGCCTTCCTGAGACGCCCGTGTAGCCGCACGGATGCCATCTGCCGACCTCACCTGCCCGAGAGCCTGTGTGTCTCCCCAGTCCACGGCACTCATACTTGCCATGTCGTCGATGAGTTTCATGATCTTGTCTTCGTGCTTATGCGATGCAGTGAGTTCACCATCCCACGTCAGATATTCGGCATCAGGCCGTTCGCCTCCTCCATCACCAACCAGTTCCAGAATCGTGTTCGGAGTGCGTCTGAAGTTAGATGGGAGTTGTGCCCCGAGGATTTTGAGAATCGGCAGAGCATTGTTCGTGATGGTGAGACCATCGTCAGTGAGGCGTTCGTTCAGTTTCAGGTTCAATCCCCAGATGCTTTCAGGAAGCCCCGACCCCTCAAGTAGCATCGGGTCTCCACCTTCACGGAAGATCACGAATGGTACTTTGACATCGGTGTAGAAGTTCTTGTTCGTGAGGGCACGATTACCGTCGTTCACATTCTCCAGTTTCTTCCCACCGTCTGTCCACCGGAGCCAGTAAGTGTCGTCGATATACTCGATTACCATATCGCGTCTGTACGAACTTTCTCCCATGGCGAATCGCTCAAGGGTTGATACGCCGGAGATATTGTCATCGTAGTATGTCAGGATGATCGCACCCAGTTTCCGGGCATCTCTGACGCTGGGGAGAAGCATCGCATGGGTGGCATCCATCAGGACGTATTTGATGATGCCGTATTTTCTGCGGCTTTCGAAAGACGCTCCTTCGAATGGCTCGTCGGTACGCTCATCCACGAACTTCGGCAGGAGAGGTGCAAAGCCTGATACGATAGCCATTGTCGCCGTATCGAGCATGAGAGAGCCCTCGCGCATGTCGTTATATTCCCACACGCGAAGCATGTACTTCTGGGCCTCGGGGTCTTCACATCGCCTGATGATTTCATCTGCCCGGCCATAGAGATACCCGGCCATCTTCTCGCAGATTGGCCCCACACGGTTTGCTTCGTAGAGTTTCGCGAGACGGCGCTGGAACTCCTGCTGTGTCTCACCTTCAAACGGTTGGACATAGGGGGCGCTATTGCCGTGGAAGAACGACCAGTTCCGCTGGAGATGGGTGTCTCTCTGCGACTTGTACTGGTCAATCATCTTCATGATGGTGTCGTGGATTGTTTTCAGCGACTTGCCATCGAATTGAGGTGCGCTGATGACCCGGCGAAGGCTGGCACCGGCAGTTTCGGAGCCCCTGAAATAGGCTCTCTGCATCTCAGGACTGGGGTGCGGCATTAGGTCCATCCCCTCCGGTGTACCCGTACCGATGCCGGAATCTGACGACGGGCAAGCATCTCATAGACGCAGGCATGGTAAAAGTGGTCCGGTTTCATGGTCTTTGGATATGCCGCCCTCTTCTCCCCGGTGGTCTTGTCTTCACGATAGACCAACTGTGGGGACATCATCTGCTCATAGAACCCGGGGATGCGCTCTGCATCCCTCGGTAGAGCCACCCGGGAACGACTGAACTGGGCGAAGACGTGGCTCATCGCCAGTGTCCTCTGGGCGTTTATTGTAAGGCCATCCTTGCCGGATTTCCAAAGGTCTTTCTCTTTCGGGTTCGTATCGTAGTAACAGACCCTCACCTTGCGCTTGTGTCTCTGTGCGAACTCGATGGCCTTTCTGGTCTCTGGCTGGGCATCTATGACGCATGATTCCACGTTGAACTGGCGCACCAGCCTGTCAAGGTCTT